ACCTGCCAACGTCTGAGGACCGTACAGCAGTGTGTTGTTTGTCCAGTGTAAACCTAGAGCATTACGAACATTGGAAAGATACCACTATGGTAGCTGACCTGATTGAGATGCTTGATAACGTGATTAGTTTCTTCTGCTTTCACGCACCTAAAGAACTCCGCAAGGCAGTCTTCAGTGCTACTCAAGAACGTAGCTTAGGCCTAGGTGCTATGGGTTTCCACAGTGCGTTACAACGTGCAGGTATTCCTTGGGAATCTCCAATGGCTACTTCATATAACACTGACATGTTCACTCATATCAAAGCACAGGCTAAGGCTGCCACAGTCCACCTTGCTGAAGAGCGTGGTGCATGTCCTGATGTTGAAGGTGTACGTAACTCTCACCTGATGGCTATAGCGCCTAATGCTAACTCCTCAATCATTGCGGGATGTTCAGCGTCCATAGAACCTTTGAAGTCCAACGCGTTTACTCACCGTACCCGTGTAGGTGCCCACCTTGTCCGTAACCCATACCTTGATAAGGTCATTAAGAAACATGCTGAGTTATGGCATCTTAGTTCTAATGTATGGGTGGAAGAACAGTGGACATCAGTCATCTTAAATGAAGGCAGTGTACAGCACTTAGAGTGGATGGATGATTGGGATAAAGAAATATACAAGACAGCTTTCGAGCTAGACCAAAGATGGGTAGTAGACCATGCAGCAGAACGTCAACCATACATCTGCCAAGGTCAATCCGTGAACCTATTCTTCCCAGCTGGGACAGATAAGGCTTACGTCAATGAGGTACACCTTCGTGCCTTCAACAAGAAACTTAAAGGACTCTATTACTTGCGGACTTCCGCAGGTGCTAAGGCTGATACCGTCAGCTTTAAGCCAACTCGTGTAGCTCTCAAGGACTATTCGGATGAAGATGAGTGCCTTTCCTGCCAAGGATAGACATGAGCTTACTAACACAATCACCTGCTTTTAAACCCTTCTCCTATGCGAGCCTAGTCAACCAAGCAATTGAACATGACAAGCTCCACTGGGGCGAGTGGGAATGTGACCTCAATGAAGATGTTACTCAATGGAAGTCTGGGAAGATTTCCGCACCTGAGAAGAACTTCATTACCCAAATCCTCCGACTATTTACTCAATCTGATGTGATAGTTGGGGGTAGCTATGTTGACGTGTTCCTTCCACGTATTAAGAACAACGAAGCTAGGATGATGATGTTGTCATTCGCCCACCGCGAGACTATCCACATGCGCTCGTATGCATTACTCAATGACACCCTAGGATTCCCTGAAGCTGAGTACACAGCCTTCCTTGAATACGATGCTATGGCTGAGAAGATTGAGTTCATGCAGAAGTTTGACCCAGACACTAAATCTGGCTTAGCGAAATCTCTTGCCCAGACGGTATGTAATGAAGGTATGTCACTGTTCTCTGCATTCGTCATGTTGCTTAACTTCCAACGCTTTGGGAAGTTAAAAGGTATGTGCGAGATAGTTGAATGGAGTATCCGTGATGAGACTATTCACGTTGCGGGTATGACTGAGATATTCAGAACATTTATTAAAGAAAATCCAGAGGTAGTCACAGATGAATTTAAGTTGGGTATCTACGAAATGTACCGCACTGCTGTACAGCTTGAAGATAAAGTTATTGATTTGGCGTTTGAACTTGGCGGTGTGGAAGGTCTCACAGCAAGTGAAGTCAAAACTTACATCCGCTACATCGCAGACAGACGATTAGTAAACCTAGGGCTAAAGCCCAATTGGGATATTGAAGAGAACCCACTGCCTTGGCTAGATTGGGTATTAAATGGCGACAGCTTCAAGAACTTCTTTGAAGGTCGCGTAACTGACTACTCAGCAGACGGTATGTCTGGTGACTCATGGGGATGGTAAACATGTCTCGACAAGTGCGTAAGCAAAAACCTAAGCGAGAGATTAAAGAGAAGTTTGAAGAGGAGCGCACACCACGAAGGGCGCTTCACCCTAAGACGCAGACTCAAGCTCGTTACATTGAGGCGATTAACAACTTCACCCAGACCATCAGCTTAGGCTGCGCTGGTACGGGTAAGACATACATCGCTAGTACAATGGCAGCACACTTATATATGAAAGGAACTATCGACAAGATAATCCTGACACGTCCTAACGTGCCTTCATCTAGGTCACTAGGTTCATTTCCTGGGACCTTAGAAGAAAAGATGGCTCCGTGGACTACCCCTGTGGTTGAAGTGCTTAGGAACTGCATGGGTGGGGCGTATGAGAATGCTATCAGACGTGGTGCAATCATTGTCGCTCCGTTTGAAACCATGCGTGGTTCATCATTCAGTGATGCATTTGTTATCATGGATGAAGCACAGAACACCACACCAGAAGAGATGAAGATGTTCACCACCCGTATTGGTGAGAACTGTCGCATCGTAATCAACGGTGACATTAAGCAGTCTGATATTAAGACAGCCAGCGGCTTATCCACAATCATTGACCTTGCCCAACGCTACAACCTACCAGTGCCCGTGATTGAGTTCACCATTGATGATGTTGTACGTAGTTCAGAATGTAAAATGTGGATTGAGGCCTTCGATAAAGCTGGCGAATGATTTTAAGTTGCCCTATAAGGAAGTCTTATGACTATTGACAAATTCCCCGTTGTCTCAACTGAGTTAATAAAAGCTCTTAAGGAATTCTTTCCCATCACTGATAGAACTCTGGCTGCATCTCATGATGACATTCAGAAGACTAGAGGTATGTACGACTTAATTAATTTTCTCACTCACGTCAATGACGTACAAACTAACCCCGACTCGGAGTAATAATTATGTGTTTTGGTTCAACACCCAAACCTAATCCACCTGCACCACCACCAGCTGACCTAGCACCTGCTGCCCCACGTATTGGAGCTAATGGTGACGTTGATAACAAACGTGCTCAGAACAACAAGAAGAAGAAAGGCACATCTAGCTTGCGGATTGATTCCCAAGTAGGTGGCACTTCTGCTACTGGTATTAACATTCCAAAGAAGTAAATCTATATGACAGCTATACGCCAACGCTATGAGCGTTTGGAAGCGGCTCGTCAACCTTTCCTTGATAGAGCTAGGGATGCAGCCAAGCTGACCATTCCTTCTCTTCTACCTCCTGATGGGCATTCAGCACATTCAAAGTTATACACGCCGTTCCAAGGTATTGGCGCACGTGGTGTAAACAACTTATCTTCAAAGATGTTGCTGGCTCTACTTCCACCTAACTCACCGTTCTTCCGCTTAACTGTGGATGACTTTAAGTTACAGGAATTAGCCCAAGAAGAAGGTGCAAGGGCAGAAGTTGAAGAAGCGTTATCCTCAATTGAACGTGCCGTGATGTCAGAGATTGAAGCCTCTTCAACTCGTATTGCTGCATTTGAAGCTATTAAACACCTGTTAGTTGCAGGCAACGTACTGTTATACCAACCTGATAAAGGTGGCATGAGAGTATTCCACTTAGACCGCTACGTTATGAAGCGTGACCCTATGGGTAATCCACTAGAAATCATCACTAAAGAAGATGTGTCACCTAGTGCCTTGCCTGAAGAAATACGTGACTTGTTAGAAACGTCTGATGAAGACACTAGCCAAGATGAACCTGTAGCTCTGTTCACACATATCGTCCGTATGGATGGTAAGTGGAATGTGTCACAAGAAGTGGCTGGAATCCCAGTTCCTGAAGCAACAGGTACTTTTCCTTTAGACAAATCCCCTTGGATTCCATTACGACTAAGCCGCATTGACGGTGAGTCATATGGTCGTGGCTATGTAGAAGAATATCAAGGTGACTTAAATTCACTTGAGACTCTTACACAAGCTATCGTTGAAGCCGCTGCCGCTAGTGCCAAGGTACTATTCTTAGTACGTCCTAATGGTACGACACGGGCACGAGTCCTAGCTGAAGCCCCTAATGGTGCTATCCGCGAAGGTGACGCTAACGATGTAAGCACCCTGCAAGTCCAGAAGTCTGGCGATATGCAGATAGCTTTCCAATCCTCACAGGAAATCAAAGAGCGTTTGTCCTTTGCCTTCCTTATGAATTCCTCAGTCCAGCGTAAAGCTGAACGAGTGACAGCTGAAGAGATTCGCTACATGGCTTCCGAATTGGAAGATGCCCTTGGTGGTATCTATTCAATCTTGAGTCAGGAATTCCAACTCCCATTAGTAAACCGCCTATTACTCCAGATGCAAAAGCAGAAGAAAGTTCCGCAATTGCCAAAGGGTTTGGTGTCTCCAACTATCGTTACTGGACTTGAGGCTTTAGGCCGAGGCCATGACTTAAATAAATTAGCTGCAATGCTTGACCATCTAGCTCCACTAGGACCTGAAGCGATTCAGAAGTATATGAACATTGGTGATTACATCACTCGTGTTGGTACTTCCCTAGGTATGGACATGGGTGGCTTGATTAAATCTCAAGAAGAGATGCAACAAGAAGAGCAGCAAGCAATGATGATGCAAACTGGACAACAGCTAGCTCCACAAATGATGGACGCAGCTATGCAACAGCAGCAACAACAACCACAAGGAAATGAATAAACAACATGGTAGATTCTGTAACAATTGCCCAAGGCGAAGAAAAAGATGACCAAGCTCACATTGATGCGATGGTCGCTAAAGCTGACGGTGATTCCCCCCAGACCCCAGAGAACCCAGAGTCCAATTCGGATGAAAGGCCTGAGTGGTTACCAGAGAAGTTTAAGACTCCAGAAGATATGGCTAAGTCTTATGCTGCACTTGAAAAGAAGATGTCAGGCGGTAAAGAACCAGAAGCAGTTACTGCTGATGAAACACCTGCCGAAATTCCAACCAACGATGATGCTAAAGAAGCTGCCACTAACGCAGGTTTAGACTTCGATGCTCTACAGACAGAGTACGGTACGAATGGAGGACTATCTGATGAAACCTACGAGGCCATCAATAAGTCTGGCATCCCACGTGATGTAGTTGATTCATACATCGCTGGTCAAGAAGCACTAGCCACCCGTGTACGCACTGACATGTTCAGTACCGTAGGCGGTGAAGAGACTTATGGCAACATGATGCAATGGGCTTCCTCTAGTCTTGATAAGACAGAAGTCGATGCATACAACAATGTCATGGGAACCTCTGACCCAGCACAAATTCAATTAGCCGTTCGCGGCCTTCACGCTAAATACCAAGCAGAAAATGGAAGTAACCCTTCTCTAATCTCTGGTGAAACTACTGCAAATGCAGGGACAAAGTTTGAAAGCGTGGCACAGGTTACCGAAGCAATGCGTAATCCTAAATACAAGACTGACCCTGCGTTCCGCAAGCAAGTCGAAGCTAAGTTAGCGCGTTCTAGCGTTATCTAACAAATCGGGTAGGCCTATCTAAAGGTCTATCCAAATCTCCTCTACAAGCTCAAAGCTAAACCACTGACAAATACAATGCCCTTGCGGGGGACAACACTGTGGAAGTCACGGAAAGGCCGAAGCCTCAAGAGAACAATAACTTGAAACTTCAATACCTCTCTAAGGACTATTTAAAATGAGTAATGCAACTGTATCAAATCTTGGTCAAGTAAATGGCGCTGGCGCAACTGATGCGCTATTTCTAAAGCTATTCGCTGGCGAAGTAATCACACAATTTGAAGAAAAGAACGTAATGGCTCCATTGCATTCTGTACGTACTATCTCTAACGGCAAGTCTGCTTCATTCCCAGTTATGGGTACTGCAACTGCTTCTTACCACAATGTTGGTGAAGAAATCTTAGGTGGCTCTATCAAGGCAGCTGAGAAAGTTATCTCTGTCGATTCATTGCTAGTAGCACCAGCTTTCATTGCGAATATCGATGAAGCCAAAAATCACTATGATGTTCGTTCTACTTACACTAAAGAGTTAGGCAACGTACTAGCTAACACATACGACAAGAACATCTTGCGTACTGTTGTACAAGCTGCACGTGGCGCTGAGACCATCACTGGTTCTGGCAAGTCTGGCACTGTAATCACTAAAGCTAACTTCACCACTTCTGCCAACATCGTAGCTGCATTGTTTGCTGCTGCTGAAGAAATGGACGGCAAGGACATCCCAGAAGATGACCGTTGTGCTGTTGTATCACCAGCTATCTACTACAAGCTTGCACAAGACACTACTGTCTTGAACAAAGATTGGGGTGGTGAAGGTGCATACGCTGAAGGCAAGGTATTACGTATTGCTGGTATCACTATCGTTAAGTCTAACCACATCCCAACTGGTGTGCAGACTGCTGATGCTGGTGAGAGCAACACTTACCACGCTGACTTCTCTAAGACTAAGGCTGTGGTATTCCACAAGTCTGCTGTAGCTACAGTTAAGTTGATGGACCTAGGTCTTGAGTCTGAGTACGACATCCGTCGTCAAGGAACTCTATTCGTTGCTAAGTATGCAATGGGTCACGGCGTATTACGTCCAGAAGCTGCTATTGAATTAGCACTTGCCTAGTCAGTAAGTAAGTTTCTAACTTATAGAAACACAATTGGGGAACTTCGGTTCCCCTTTTTTTCATTTTTAAGGATTCACTACCATGTCTCTAACACCTACAACTGAGCTTGAAGCAGTTAATACAATGCTCAATACCATTGGTGAAGCTCCAGTGAACACCTTGGTAAACATGACCTCAGTAGATGCGATTACTGCGCAGTCTATATTAGCTAATGTGAACCGAAGCGTCCAAGCGGAAGGCTGGTTCTTCAATTCTGAATACGGGTATCCATTAGTACCTGACCAGAATAGCAATCTACCACTACCTACCAATATCATGTCTGTTGATTCAACAAGCGAATCTCATGATTATCAAATAGTACAACGTGGCTCACGGGCCTATGACCGTAAAAACCATACATACACTTTCACTCAAACTGTGAAATGTGACCTAATTCTCCTACTGTCCTTTGAAGAAATTCCAGAGGCAGCACGTAACTACATCGCTCTTCGAGCAGCTCGAATCTTACAAGACCGCTTACTAGGCTCTGACTCTCTACATGGTATGAACCGTGAAGATGAGTATCAAGCTCTAACGACCCTACGTCTTATGGAATCTGAGAATGCTGATTACAACATCCTAACAGGTAACGCAGACGTTTACCGAATCCTATCGAGGTAAGACATGTCACTTGTAAGTAGCTCAATACCTAACCTCGCTAACGGGGTATCACAGCAGTCCCCTAGCGTTCGCTTGAACTCACAAGCAGAAGAACAGGTGAATGCATTTAGTTCAGTTATTAGTGGTTTACGTAAAAGACCACCAACCCAGCATTTAGCTACTTTGGTGACCGATGCATTATCCACAGGTAACTACTTTATTCACACCATTAACCGAGATGTCACAGAACGATACATCGTTGTTGCTGACAATGCCTCTTTACGAGTGTTCGGTTTTGATGGCCTTGAATACACAGTCACTACTCCTTCAGGTTACTCTTACTTGTCTAGCGGAAATCCTCTAACAGACTTCAAAGCTGTAACCATTGCTGACTACACCTTCATCCTTAACAAAGCAGTAGTAACTACAGTTACTCCAAGCACATCTACTCCAGATTGGCCTGAAGCCATAGTCCATTGTAAGCAAGGTAACTACTCTACTGACTACAAGATTTACTTGGATGATGTTGAAAGAGCTAGTTATACGACCAGTGACGATGTTAAGGCTGACTTAAAGACCAATAATATTGCTAACCAACTGGCTACTCAATTAGTGGCAGGACTAGGTTCTGTATACACGGTTACTTGGGATGGCTCTGCTATCCGTATTGAACGTACAGATGGTCAAGACTTCACTTTAAGAACTGAAGATTCCTATGGTAACGCAGCCTTAATAGGCGCTAAAGGTTCTATCCAACGCTTCTCTGATTTGCCAAGACGTGGCTTTGATGGCATGAAGATGAAGATAGTGGGCGAAGAGACTTCTGAAGCTGATAACTATTATGTGGAATATGAAACAGGTGATACTACTCAAGGTATCTGGAAAGAAACCCTTGCAGATATGGCTGATTCTACTTTAGATAATGCCAACATGCCTTGGAAGTTAACCCGTAATGCAGACGATACATTCACTTTTGAACCTAACGATTGGGGAAACAGAACTGTAGGTGATGACATATCATCTTCTGACCCTTCCTTTGTAGGTAAGAAACTTAATGATGTCTTCTTTCATCGTAATCGCCTAGGCGTAATTGCAGATGAGAATGTTATCTTTAGTCGAACAGGTACTTACTTCTCATTTTATCCTGAGACTGTGACCACTGTACTAGCAACAGACCCAATTGATGTAGCAGTAAGCCACACTAAGGTGTCTATACTTCGCCACGCAATTCCATTTAACGAAACACTTCTTCTATTCTCTGACCAAACCCAGTTCATGTTGAGCGCAGGTGACTCATTGACTCCAGAAACGGTGTCCATTAACCAAACAACTGAATATGAATCTAGTCTACGAGCAGAGCCAATTGGTGCTGGTGAGTATGTTTACTTCGCCACTAACAGAGAAGGCTACACAGGTGTGCGTGAATTCTTCGTTCAGGCAGATACTTCAAGCAATATCGCTATTGATGCGACCCTCAATGTACCTCGTTATATAAAAGGTAATGCCACAGCTTTAGTGTCTAACACTAACGAAGACATTATATTCGTGCTGACTGACGGTGTTCACACACTGCCTACTTGCTACGTCTATAAGTACCTTAGACGCGATGGTCAAGCTTTACAGATGTCTTGGTCCAAGTGGGAGTTCCCACACGCTGACCGTATCCTAAACCTTTCAGTAATTGAGTCCATAGCCTACTGGATTATCCAGCGTGGCACTGTGATTTCTCTTGAGAAGATGCAGCTGCAAGAAGCCCCTAAGCTTACGGCAACTGGAAAGATGGTCTACCTAGATGCTATTGAAGCTGGGACTGTACCTGCAACTGACCAGATAGCAGTGACTGTAGATGGTGAGAACTTCGTAGGGTATCCATACGACATGTCCTATACCTTCTCTACGCAGTACAAGAGAAGCCAAGGTGCAGGCGGTAGCCAAGTGACAGATACTTCTGGACGCTTACAGCTTCGTCAGTTCAAGCTTCTGTATCAAGACACAGGTAAGTTCACTGTAACCACTGATACGCAGGGCATGATTAACACTTATGACTTCTTAGGCAAGCCTCTTGGTTTGTTAACACTAGGTCAGGTTGAAGAAGCCTCTGGTGAGTTTGAGTTCCCATTGTTATCTAAGAATGACCGCGTCTCTATCGTTGTCAATAACACTTCCCACTACCCGTGTACCTTTCAATCAGCAGAATGGACAGGTTACTACACTTCCAAATCTAGGAGAATTTAATGGTAGCGACAGTACGTTTAGCAACCATTGATGATTGCAATAATCTAGGTCCTCGCTTGAGGGCCGCTGATAAGCTTGAGCTTAAAGCTTCGTGTGGTTATGGGCCTATAACGGCCTTGACCTTATCAATCCATGCTTCAGATGAGGCATGGGTAGCCGTTGATGAAGAGGGTGTTGCTATCCTAATGTTCGGTGTAGTAAACGCAGGCCAGGAGTTTGTAGGAGTGCCTTGGATGTTAGGTAGCGATGGTATCTATCAACACACTAGGCAACTCCAATCCCAGTGCCGTCAGTGGTTAGATGTAATCCATGAAGATTACTCACTGCTATATAACTATGTCCATGCAGAGAATCCTAAAGCTATCCGCTGGCTTCAATGGATGGGCTTCACAATTGTTCAACTCATTCCTGAATTTGGAGTGGGTAAACAACCATTCTATGAATTCGTAAAGGTGAAATAACATGTGTGACCCGATGGCGCTTTCAGCAATGTCCTCAATGGCAAAGTTTGCTGGGCAGCAAGATGCAGCAAATGCACAAAACAAAGCAGCACGTGATAACTACATGCAGCAAATCACGCAGAAGTCCTTAGCAACTATGCAAGAACATACTGCATCTTCCGACAAACTATTCCAAGACACTATCAAAGCACGTGAGGCGCAAGCTGGCTACGAGGCTTCAGTAGAAGGAATGGGTGGTTCTATTGTTGGTCGCCTTATACGCGACAAGAAAGCAGTGGAAGCACGTAACAAGAACAACATCGATACCAACTTTGAATACAAACTTCAGCAAACTCAATATGAGCTTGAGGGCTTGCGAGTCCAAGCTGATGGTCGTAGCAAGTCTGGTCCTAGTTTACTAGCGACAGGTTTAGAAATTGGTAATGCTTACTATGAAGTAGGCGATGGTCAACATGAATAACAATATTTAAGGAATTAAAATGGCGACTAATACTGGCATCGAGGTGACAGCACTACGCCCTGCGGCTTCGGCAGGGGACTTCTACGTCCGACCTGAAGCATACGACCCGAGTGTAGCGAATGGTCTTGCGAGACTATCAGGTAATATGAATAAGAAGCAGAAGATTGAAGATAAAGCTACGGCTGAGAATCTCCACATTAGTGACTCACTTAACAATGCTAAAGACATACATGACTTCAGTGCTTATGCACACCAGTCTGCGGGTGTTGTAGCTCATTTAAAAGAGCTTCGAGGAGTAACACTAGGCCACGCCTGGAGGACTGAGACTGAGCAAGCTGTGAATGAGTGGCGTGTTAACTCCTCAGAAACAGGAGAGGACTTCCCAAGCTTCATGGCTGAACGTAAGGCTGCCCTAGCTGAAAAGTTAGGGGGTGACCGCTTCATGACTGCTGGTGCTTTAGGTATCATAAAGGAAACTGAATACGCATTAAATGCCCAACACAGAGCATTCCTAGACACACGTATGCGTGAAGATACTAAAACCAACATGACAAATGCTATGGATGTGTTTGCTTCAAACATTGGCAATGGTTTAAGTGTATTAGATGCAGCGGCACAGGTTGAAGAAATGGTCATGACCTCTAATGCCACAGGAGCAGTTGATAAAGCTGTCGGTAATGAGATGATGTTTAACCACGCCATTCAGATGTTTAAAACAACAGGTAATCCTAACTATAGATTGCTAGCTCGTAATCTAAGGTGGGCTACGGGAGGAGGCGAGGTTGTCAATTCCAAGGCAATGGCTGTGCTTAAGCAAGCGACTGACTACGTAGCACAAGAACAGGCCCAAAAAGAAAAGGATATAGCTTACCAAGCCAAAGCTTCTATTGATGCTGCAATAAGTAAGGACTTGCTGTCTTTAAATAACTTCTTCCAGCAGCATCCCTATAAGTCTGTAGACCCTGAAATACAAGCTTCATTAATAGCTAATGGTTTTAAACAGAGTGATATAAATCTAGTACGTGGAGCATATCAGAAAGAATTTGAAGTTCCTCAAAGGTTAACTCCTCAACAACTTAATAACGCCAACAGCATTTTTGAGCAGATTGATGCTAACGGGTTCAACCCCGCAGGTAGTCCAATATCTATCGCATTCATAAATAAGGAAGTAATAAAAGGAAGGCTGCACCCCAGCCAGGCTCAAGGTCTTATGACAAGACTTACCTCGGCTTCTAAGAATAAACCACTTATTGACTCCGCTATTTTTAGACAGTTTCAAGAACAGCAGGTTAATCAAATTCTAAACAAATCCAGTTATAAGAGTAGAGCTACCGCAGCCGAAGCTACAAGGCTACATAACGTTCTTGAACAGGAAATGAATGTACTACTTAATAACCACTACAGTATAAAAGGAGCAGAGACGCCTACCAGTAACGAAATGATGTCTTACACCAGGGACGCACTCGCAGCTACCAAAGAAGAGAGAACGGTTATCGCTAACAAAGTAGCTACAGACCAGGAGTACATGGACCAACTATCTGATGCTGCCTTGTCCTCAAAGGAAAAGGAGAAGAAACTCTTCTTCTTCACGGACTCAAGGGTACCGTTTACAGGGTCAGACACAGAAGATGTGGAAGAGTTCTTTGCTACAACTCCTCGTGGAAGTGAATTAGAAGCATTGATAAAGGAAGACCCCCTGCAAATGTATCCCCTTAACGGTGAAGAATTACCCGTGTGGCAAGTACTAGAAAAGTCGATGATAGCTTCCGGGTATGGCGCTGGAGCTTTTCACTCCTGGTATGAAGATAATAAATCAATATGGACGGATGAATAATGGCTGAAGAATTAATCGAAGAAGCCAAAGAGGGCTTCACTTCAGAAGACCTGCGTGTCCAAGGAAGGCCTTATACAGAACCAGAAAATACTAGCGGTGGTTTTACTCTAGAAGAGTTAACACCGGTTAAGAAAAATGAAGCTTATTGGAAGAGTGAGACTTCCTTTATATCTGATGCTAAGTTGTTATCAGGGCGTTTGAATACAGTCGATGTAGGCTCAGGAAGTAAAGAGTTTATGGAAAGTACTCAAGGCACTAATCACATGTTCCAGCCTCAGCTGAGTATAGAAGAGCTTCAGGCAGGGATGGCTGAAGCTGATGAACGCTTTGTTCCTCGTGAAGTGTCTGATGAGGAGTATACTCAAGGAGCTATGGAAGCTCTAGGTAACCTAAATTGGAACACTACTGACCTGGGTCTCAAGGCCTATGGCTTTGATGAATGGTCGGATGAAGAGCAGATGGCTCTTATACGTTCTATGGAACGTTATGAAGGCATGGATAACGAAGCTCAGCATTACGGAAGAGCATTGAAAGCAATCGCCTCTGACCCATCAACTTATGTAGGCCTAGGTATATTTGCTCAAGCTGCTAAAGGTCTCGTTCTTAAGAGCGGTGCTTCAAAGCTTCTAAAGGGCCTAATGAGTAAGAGTGCTCTTGGCGCTGGTGTTGTTGCAGGAACTGAAGGCGCTATATATTCAGCTGCCGATGATGTTTCCAGACAGTACATAGAGAATAAAGCCGACATCTCTAAGCAAGACAATGTTAGAACCGCAAAGCAATCAGCTATAGGTTTTGGTGCAGCACTCACTTTAGGTTGGGGAGTGACTAAAATTCTTACTCCTAAACCTAAAGGTAATGACACGCCCACTGCTGAAGTTAATGCAGAAGATGATGTCATAACAGGTGTGGCTGAAGACTTTGAAATCAATGGGGTTGATGAGCCTGAATTCGATATATTTGGTCCTCCAAAACCAGATGCAGAAGTGCCTAAAGATATAGACGTTGATGCAATTGAAAGAGCCTTTGAAGCAGACCTAGAGGATAGGGCAACAGGCAAGCGTGAGTTTCCTACAGATAAAGAGAAGGCCAGTTATGGCTTTGTCGAAATCGATGAGATAGTCGATGACTTCCCTGAGATGACCTTTGGAAAAACTGTAGACTCTGAAATTGAAGATGTGATTCCAGACGATGCTCCTAACTTCACTATACCTGAAGAACCAGCTATAGAAGGTAAGGGAATCCCTGCTGAACCTACAGCGAGAGATGGCGACTTTGAATCCATGAACAATGGTGAAAATATAGGCGACCACCAGGACCCTTGGACACACCTGTATGAAGGTAAGCTGACTTTCAATGTTGATAAGTTAGAAACCAGTGATGATGTCAAGGACCTATTAGAGGCTAGTTCAGCTCATTGGGAAGAAGTCCGGATGAGAGAGGCTGACAAGAATGGTCCTAACGGCCATGAGACTCTTGAGGTATCTCGTCAAAGGGCAGAAGAAGAGGCAGCTAGACTGTTAGAAGAAACAGGTGCTGATGTATCTAAATTAATGGATAAGTTCAAGGATGATGCTAACGAACTAAGACAGATACGTTACCGTGCTCAGACGCTAAGAAAGATAAACCTTACTCTTGGCGAGCGTGTATGGGAATTAGCTGACAAGCAAGTGAATGGTGTAGGTTTATTAAAAGATGAGCAAGTAGAGTTGGTTGAAAAGTCTTCATTGTTTGCTAATACTATGGAACTTACTAAATTAACTTCACGTGAGTTTTCCAGAGGTTTGGGAAATTTCAGGATGATAATGAAAGGTGACCCTGAACTATTATCTGGTCTAGGAAGCGGTAAAACCAACATGGATATTAACCTTCTTGCAAAGACTGTTATATCAATGACTAATGCTTCTAAGACTAAGAAAGGTGGTATTAACCTACGCTCTCTTAAGAAGGCTACTGATAAGTTGAGTGACCCTACGTTCATGACTGAATTGATAAGGTTCCGTTCAGCAATGATGCTATCAGGTCCTTCAACTTTAGAAGCTGCTGCTATCTCGAACTTCTCTAAGATGTGGACAGAGCCATTTGTAGAATGGTGGGGACATCTCGGTAGAGGGGACGCAAAGAAAGTAGCAAGGCGCAGAGCTTGGGCGCAGTATGCAGGTAATAGGCGTTACTTTGCTTCCTCGTGGAAACAAGCAGCTAAAGCCTGGAAGAATGGTCAACACGTTACTGACCCCTTCGTTACTAAAATGGAAGATGTTAAGGACTCTAGCTTAGATAACATGAGCTGGGCTAGGCGTAATCTATGGGAACGAGGTGTTCACCAGGCTCACCTTGCACTTCTATTCTTAGATGAAGGTATCAAAGCCAACCGTGCACGTTCTCTTATATATGCTGATACTGTTTCTGAGTTTATGGAAATGGAAATGAAGGCAGCCACTGCTAAAGTAAAGACTGACCTCGTAGTTAGTGATGGGATACCTAACATAACTCCTGAAGGTGACGCCTTTGAAGCTCTTCTTGAAAGAAACCTACGCGCTAAAATCGATAAGAATGGAAGGGTTAAAGACCCTGAAATCTTACGTGAAATACGTGAAGCTACTTACACATCTGACCTCGAAGGAGAGTTAGGCGAGATAATAAACAAACTGGCTAATGCTGGTGGAGGAGCTGGTCGCTTATTTGTATTGCCATTTGTTAGAGCGCCTTTGAACATTGTATCTGAAAGCATGATGTATTTTCCTGGTACTGGCTTTATATCCCGTAAGCAGAAGAACATCATGGATAAAGGTTCTCCTGTTGCAAAGGCAAAGCTGAAGGCAAGAAAGCAAATAGGTCTAGGTCTTATAGCGGGTCTAATGTATGCAGCTGAAGATGAGATAATCACAGGGTCAGGCCCTTTCGATTATAAACAGAACCAGCTTTGGAGAGAGTCTGGGTATGAGCCTAACTCTATTCTAATAAACGGGGAATACTACAGTTACGCTAAACTTGGACCTATCTCAATCATGATGGGCATAGTGGCTGACTCAATGTGGTACATGAACCATGACACACACGGAACAAATCTAGCTGACCAGATGACCGAAGTTCTTGGACATGCCTTGGCTACAGTAACTGTTAACATTCTAAATAAGAGTTACTTTCAATCTGTACAGCAAATCATGGAAGGTTTGCAAGACCCAGATAAGATGGGTGTAATCATACAGAATTGGTTCGTGGCGTTCACCCCTAACGTGCTTGCTCAGATGAACTCAGATGAGAATGTCAGAGAAGCTAGTTCCTGGGCAGAGAAGTTCCAAAGACGTCTGCCTGGTATGTCTGAAAAGCTAGGTAAGCAATATGACCTCTACGGTCGTCCGATAATGAAGCCAAGTAAGGATGCTTATGTATTCGCGCATGTCTTTAAGAACCGCACGAAAGTAGAAGACTCAGTAGCTTCCGCTGTCTACCGTTTATCAGAAGGTTTAGACAGAGCAATTCTAACAAAGGTTTCTTATGCTTTAGGAAGTTCAAACGTGGACTTCCGAGATGTTTATGATATTGGGGAAAAGGAATCAGTCTATGCTAAATACAACCGCATAGTTGGTGAACTTAAAGACCCATATTCAGGCAATACGATGCATGAAGAGCTGGCACTGTTAGTTGCTTCTGAAGAATTCCGTAGAGCACCTAACTCGTTTGAAGGAGACATTTCTCCTCCACGGGTTAAGATGATTCAATCAATAGTAAACGGCTACCGCACAGAAGCGAGAGACAAGCTACATGATGAATCTCCAGCATACAGGAGAGACCTTCGTGAACGTGAATCGCGTATAGACGCAATCTTCCAGTAACCAACCTTAAGCCCCTCAATCGAGGGGTTTCTTTTATCCCCAATATTTAAAACATAGAGAAACGCTATGGCCTTATCCTTTGTGCACTACACAGGTGACGGAACTACTTCGACCTTCAATGTGTCCTTCCTATATCTATCTCAAGATGATGTAGTAGTTACAGTTGATGGAACAGCTAGTCCATTCACATGGCTTGATTCAAGCCGAATATCCATTACTACAGCGCCTTCAACAAGCTCTGTGGTAGACATAAGACGAGTAACCAACCGCACCTCACGTAATGTGGATTTCCAAGACGGCTCGGTACTTAACGAATCAACACTAGACGCAGATAGTAGTCAGCTATTTCATCTAGCTCAAGAAGCTTTTGATGCTGCTGATGAAGCAATTAAGTTAACCCCCGAAGGTATCTTCGATGCTGAAGGTAGGCGCTTAACTAACCTACCTACACCTACTGAGGACAATGATGCAGTAACTAAAGCTTACGCTGATGGCGTGAGTACAGATGTAATCACACGACATTCAGACATAGTAACTAAGCACACTGATGTAATCATCAAAGCTAGTGACGTTACTCAGATACGTGATGAGCTTTATGGCTTAACCACTCATTTAACATCACTTCCATACGGAGCTACAGGTTCTGTGGCATACGATGCAAACACTGGTGAGCTTACCTTCTCTCTATCTGAAGGTCCCCAAGGCCCCGTAGGAGCTACAGGCCCAACAGGTGTTACAGGTCCTCAAGGTCCAAACGGTCCTCAAGGTGTTATAGGTCCTGAAGGCCCTCGTGGTATTCAAGGTGAACTTGGTAACACAGGTGCTGTAGGAGACCAAGGTGTCACAGGAGACCAAGGTCCTCGTGGAACAACAGGCCCAGTAGGACCAACAGGTCTTCAAGGTGTTGTTGGTGACGAAGGTCCTTTAGGTGCTACAGGTGGCACAGGTTCACAAGGCCCCGAAGGTGGGGATGGCCCTATGGGTCCAACAGGCGAGGCAGGTCAACAAGGCCCAACTGGTCTGACAGGTTCTCAAGGCCCTGTTGGTGGTGACGGTCCATTAGGAGCTACAGGCTCACAAGGACCAACAGGTTCTACAGGACCACTAGGCCCAGACGGTCCTCAAGGTATTCAAGGAGACTTAGGTAACAAAGGCCCAGATGGTGACCAAGGTCCACTAGGCCCTACAGGTTCACTAGGACCAACAGGTTCTATGGGACCTACTGCATTAGGCCTCGCCTTCGGTAAGTTCCACATGGACCCAACAACAGGAATGCTCACTATCGAATATTACGGTAGCGCAGCAGACCAAGACTTCTCAATAAATTCTAACGGTGAACTAGAGGTGACAATCTAATGCCAACTTTAAATATAGGTAAGGTACGTATCGCATGGAAAGGCCAGTGGTCCTCTGCGACAGCTTACGAAACCTTTGATGCTGTTGAATACAATGGCGCTTCATACGCAGCACTACAAGACTCTGCTGCTGGCACTGTCCCTTCGGCTCAAGCAGCCGTGTGGCAGCTAATGGCAGCAAAGGGTAACTCAGGTTCTACAGGAGCTACAGGCTCACAAGGCCCACAAGGTAATACAGGTTCTACTGGAGCTACAGGCTCTCAAGGAATTGAAGGTGATGTAGGTTCTCAAGGACCAACAGGTAACACAGGCCCCACTGGTTCAACTGGAGGCACAGGTCCTACAGGAAACACAGGCTCCACAGGTGCTCAAGGTCCTATCGGTGATGATGGCCCAACGGGTCCTACTGGTTCTACGGGTCCTACTGGTTCTCAAGGAAACACTGGTACTACTGGCCCTCAAGGTAACGCTGGTGCAGATGGAGATGATGGCGAACAAGGACCTACAGGTTCTACAGGGCCTCAAGGTGCTACAGGCTTAACAGGTTCTCAAGGTGCTACAGGTTCTCAAGGTACTGTTGGTCCTCAAGGTGGCACAGGTCCTACAGGTTCTACAGGTCCTTCTGGTGGTGTAGGTCCCACAGGCAACACTGGTAATACAGGTTCCACGGGCGCTCAAGGCCCTCAAGGCAACACAGGACCCACAGGTAATACAGGCCCTCAAGGCAATACAGGAGCTACGGGGCCTTCTGCTGTTGTGAGCAGCTCTAGCATTTCCAACAATCTTATTAACTCTCAGCACTACGTTGACAACAGCATTGATGCAGCCCATCTAAATGTATCAGGTAATGGTGCTAATGATGAGTTTCTACGGTCTGACGGTGACGGTAGTTTCACATGGAAAACTGTAGGACCTGATACGTTTGACCTGACCTATTTAGTTGCCGCAGGCGGTGGTGGTGGTGGTGGTAGTCCCAACGCGAACCAGTCACGTTCTAGAATGGGCGGAGGCGGTGCTGGTGGTTATTTAGCAGGTACTCAGACTGTTACAGTAGGCATTGTTCTAAGCATAGTTGTGGGTGCAGGTGGTTCTTCCACAACCGGAAACAATGGTAACAGTGGTGGTGGCAGCTCTGTCACAAGCGGTGAGCTGAATAAGAGCTCCATGGGTGGCGGTGGTGGTGGTGGTATACCTTATACCTGGCGCTGGGGTCTCTCAGGAGGGTCAGGTGGGGGTAACGCTGGTTATACAGCGGCTGAAACCAACAACAACTCAGGAGTCTTTGGGCAAGGTAACAGTGGAGGATACGGAAAAGCTGGCTCTCCTTATAATGGTGGTGGTGGAGGTGGAGCAGGAGGCTCTGGTTCACTTAACTCTGCTGGCGCAGGTGTCTCCAACAGTATCACAGGTTCAAGTGTAGTCTATAGCCAAGGAGGTTCCCCGGGAAGTGGAACAGGAGCAGCTAATAGTGGACAAGGTGGTGGCGCTAAAAGAAGCGGTGGTTCTGGTGTAGTGATTTTAAGAATGCCAACAGCCAGTTACTCAGGCACTTCCTCTGGCAGTGTCTCCGTGAGTACATCAGGGTCAGACACGATAGTTAAATTCACTGGCTCAGGCTCTTACACATTATAATTAAAGGAAACAACAATGTCTCACTTTGCTAAAGTTCTATGTGGCACTGTCACGCACGTCATTGTCGCAGAGCAAGAGTTCTTTGACACCTTCATCGATGATTCGGCAGGCATGTGGCTACAAACCTCATACAATACGCAAGGCGGTATTCATCTACTAGAAGGCGTTCCGCTTAGGAAGAATTATGCGTCTATTGGCGATACCTATGACCACGATAGGGACGCATTTATGGCCCCGAAGCCATTCCCTTCTTGGGTACTTGTAGAGGACTCCTGCCAATGGGAACCCCCTACGCCTTATCCAACAGATAGCTTGGAGTACACATGGGATGAGCCTACAAAATCTTGGGTTTTGCAGGCGTGATGTACACACATTATCAGGTTCAACGAAGGCTTAAACAATGGAACAGCTTAAAGAAGAGGTGACTAAGCTCACGTGGCGCGTTGATAGTCACGATAGTGAAATCACCATCCTCAAACAAACTTCTGGCGAACTTAAACTAACCCTAGACTCCATCATCGAACTACTAAGGCAAATCAAATGGATTGCCGTAGGCGCTGGTGGTGTTGTATTCGCAGACCAGATAGGTCTTATGGGTATTCTTAAGCTAGCCGCTCTATAACATAAGGTAAAACTATGAACTCTCTCAATCCCTTCGCTGGGATTGCAGGGAGTGTCATGGAAGGTCTTGATGACCTGTTCACATCTGATGAAGAGAAGGCAAATGCTACTCTGAAGATGACTGAACTTCTCCAGAAACCCCACAACTTACAAGCGATGGCAAACATCGAAGGTGCTAAACATAGCTCCGTGTTCGTGGCTGGCTGGAGACCTGCAATAGGCTGGGTATGTGCAATTGGTTTAGGTTACCAGTTCCTTATCCTACCCTTTGCTGGACTTATCAACGCTTACTATGCACTTCCAGCAGAACTACCAGCTATTCAAGCAGCAGAACTCTCATCACTCGTTATGGCACTCCTAGGTTTAGGTGGACTACGCTCGTATGAGAAAGCAAAAGGACTCACGAAATGAGTAACAAAAGATTGGACCAAATAATGTCCGAACTCCACGAGGAGTTAGCTAACCAATTGCTAGGGCAGGTCATGGCTGGCGACACTACCGCAAGTATTCTTAACGTAGCCCGTCAGTTTCTTAAAGACAACGGTATAGATGGTGTCCCTACCCAAGGGAATCCACTAGATAACCTTATACACGCTCTTCCTGACTTTGATGAAGACGAACTTCCACTTAATCACTAGGTAACCTATGGCTACACCTAATACTACTCTGGTAGACAACGACCCAATCAAGAAAGACTTCCGTAAGTTCCTATGGATAGTATGGTCCACTCTAAATCTACCAGACCCCACACCAATCCAGTACGACATGGGTAGTTATCTACAGACAGGCCCTAGGCGCTGCGTGGTAGAAGCCTTCCGTGGTATAGGAAAGTCTTGGATTACTTCAGCATACGTGGTGTGGCTTCTTTACTGTGACCCTCAACACAAGATTCTCGTAGTATCAGCTTCTAAAGAACGTGCTGATGCCTTCTCTACCTTTACTAAGCGCCTTATTAATGAAATCGAAATACTCTCACACCTTAGAACTAAAAATGGTCAGCGTGATTCTGTCATTGCTTTTGATGTTGGGCCTTCATTACCCGACCATTCCCCAAGCGTTAAGTCAGTGGGTATCAACGGCCAGCTCACAGGTTCTCGTGCTAACACAATAATCGCTGATGACGTGGAGGTTAGTAACAACTCTGCTACCCAGACTATGCGTGACAAGTTATCCGAGGCAATCAAGGAGTTTGACGCTGTTCTTAAGCCCAATGGACGTGTGATTTACCTAGGTACTCCACAGACTGAGATGTCCATCTATAACCTGCTCCCAGAACGTGGCTATGAGATACGTATATGGCCCTCTCGCTATCCTACAGACAAGCAAGCGGCAATGTATCAAGGAAGATTAGCGCCCTTCATAGAGCATCGTAGAGCCGACCAGCAGGGTATGCCTACAGAACCTGATAGATTCACTAAGATAGACCTAATGGAGCGTGAAGCTTCCTATGGTAAGGCAGGTTTTGCACTGCAATTCATGCTGGACACAACACTATCTGATGCTGATAAGTATCCATTGAAACTATCTGACCTATGCGTAGCTGCACTTAACCCTAGGAAGGGTTGGGCTGACCTAGCGTGGGCCTCTGGACCTGCACAGATTGTCCAAGATGTCCCTGTTGTGGGCTTCACTGGTGACAAGTTCTATAGACCCATGTGGTTCTCTGATGAGATGTACGAGTACACAGGTGCTGTACTTGCTATTGACCCTTCTGGTCGTGGTAAGGACGAGACAGCCTATGCAGTCGTTAAGATGTTGAATGGTTATCTCTACGCTACCCAGTGTGGTGGTTTCAAAGGTGGCTATGATGACAAGACTCTAACCAAACTAGCGAACCTAGCGAAGATAGAGAAGGTCAGCATGATAGTGGTAGAGAGTAACTTTGGTGACGGTATGTTCTCCAAACTATTATCTCCATTCGTGAACAAGGCCTACCCTGTATCCATAGAAGAAGTCAGACATAACACACAGAAGGAAGTCCGTATCATCGATACGCTTGAACCTGTGATGATGCAGCACCGTCTTATCATTGACGAGAAGCTGATTAAGGAAGACTACGAGAGTGCTCCAGAACCTTCGTACAGTTTGTTCTACCAGATGACTAGGCTGACTAAAGACCGTGGTGCAATCATCCATGACGATAGATTAGAAGCTCTAGCGATGGCAGTGAACTACTGGACTGAACAGATGGATGCGGACTCAGAGACTATAGCTGCCCAACAGAAGCTCGATGCTTTCAATGGGGAGATACAGAGGTTCATGGACCAAGCTGTTGGTGGTAAGAAATCTGTAGGCGATAAGTGGTTCTGACGTTGCTCTGAAGCCACGCTGGAAACGCCCATATATGGCACAATTAATTAAGTTGCCCTATAGGGTTGATAGGTATAAGAACAACCCTAGGGTATCTTTAGTATGCCTCAAAGTTATCTCTACGTTATTACCATCATAGATAACTAAGTAAGTATATCTATAGGTTATCTATAGTATCTCTCTACGTCATATCCATCATAGATAACTAAGTAAGTAAGACCCTAAGCATCCTACAAGTTACAACCAATGCCATTGATAAGTGCCATGTCCTAGAACATCTCACTCATCATCATTAGCCATTGTGTCTGTACGTAGGGTGCTTTTTTTTCTTTCTTAAGCTGCCAATCGACAATCTAATAGCCTTATGTCCGAGGTAATCAATATGATTACTAATCGA